TTGGATACTGGAGTGTTTAAATACAAAATCGTACATAATCTCTTGGTTAGGTCGCATGAAATACAAACGTTCTTCTGGAGAAAGTTTAATCTCTTCGGTGACTACATTGAAACTAGGCATTTTCTTGGATGGTGGTGTCACTGGTAAACCGCGTGTGTTTAAATTATCCACCGTCCTCTGATTGTATAGTGTAAAGAAAGACTGCTTGAAAAATTCAATTTCTAAAGTAATCTTTTGGTTGTGAATAGCACACAAAGGAAATGGAGCCTTATTTTGATCATTTTCTGAATAGACATCACCGGCATAATTATGTGAAAAGAAGAATGGTATATGAATAAAAAGTTCGTTACTCTGTGCTGTTTTTTGGCCAGATGGCTGAGCTGTCTTACCACCAACAATGTTCCTATTGTAGAGTGTATTCGCAGACATTTTCTGCGAATCGTTTGTATACATGTTGTCGTGGATGATACACCAATCAGCCGAAATTTCCTCGAGTGTTTGATTACCCACGATAAATTTGACATTCTTGATTATCTTCCTACCAAGTAACTGAAGATCCCACGCCCAGTCTGCAATCTCTGGTAATTTGTATTCGGGTGGGGGTGCCGCACCCGTAACAATGTCTTTGACAATATCCGGGAGAAGGGCAAACAACTCCGCATCGGCTTGAGTTTGAACTATCGACTGAATATCCTGTACACCAGCAAGTTGCGTGGTTCCATCGAGGAAATCTAATATATCAGAAGGAATTAACGTATTGCCTCTATCTATACCCAACTCAATGAGTAATTGTGATCCAGGTTCTACCGTTCCAGAAACAATTCCCAGAAGTGTGAATAGTACAATTGGGGGTATATTTGTAAACAATTCCGATGGAAGGAGTGTCAAAAGTAAGTCATTAAATTGTTGTTCGAATGACCGGAAAGATTCGAAATTGGGGAATGAAAAGAGTGGGAGAGTGATACCAACTACATTCGGAGCACCAGCGAGCCACCAATTCCTGAATTGTTCTGCTTCGGTTTCTCCCACGAAACCAAATTCCGCCAAGGTTTTACCACCAAACAAAACTTTTTGAACTGTCTCGTTGAATGTAATATCCTGAAAATTCCAATCTGGTAGTTTCATTTGGATCCACACGTTATTAAGCAGGTCTCCCATGTTTTTTGGATTCAGTTCAACTCGAATCGTTTCACCAAAGGGCCATGTAGCTTCTAGACCTTGGTTCACGTTATATACATTGTGATACTTTCGAAACTCGGAGTGTCTCGGGTGTTCATTATAGTTAAATAAAGAATCTTCTGGGTCATTGGAAAGGAGGTGTGTATCCTGCTTTCCAATAGCTTTAAGGGAAATTTTGGCAGCCTCACCCATATCTACTTACTGCTCACATATTTTTAATATCTGTTTTCCACATTGTCACATGACTCGTTTTTAGCATACGCTCAAGGTCAACGTTCGCCCGTCGCGCCTCATCCACAAGCGCCCTGACGCGCTCTTCCGTGTACTCAACTGTCTTCGTGTTGAGGAGGTAGTCCCACGAACCATCAATCTTGGGGAATGTTACAGACATCTCCTTCTCGAGGTCCACCTTCTTCCTCTTGAATACGACCAACCTTCCCTCGATGACCATCGTCACAAACTTTGACTTGAGGCTACACATCTCAGCCCTCTTTTCGAGGACATCGATGAGATGCACCTTCCTCTTCTTATAGTGTTCGAGACGCAATTCCACAAAATCTTTGAGAATCTCTTCGGGGGTTGTGTACCTGTGAATACCCCTAGTGGGGTGGAACAAGTGCATGTTTGATGTGTGGAATGTCTTTCGCATCTTGAGGTCTTTCACCAAGTCCTTCCCCGAGTACCCAAAGATTTCAAAGTCAACATCCTCAGTGGTACTGTTGTTCGTGTAACTCGTAATCATCTTCTTCTCCATGAGGGTATCCAGATACTCCTTGTAATCCTGAGTCCAGCGACCTGGTGGAAGTTCCGTAACTTTGAGTCTGGAGCCGGTGTCTCTCCATGTACCTTCGGTGACCCACAGACCCCCATCATCCTTGAACACCTTACCCTTGAAACCTCTGAACCACGGCTTCATTTCGACAGGTGTGTCACCACACAACATCCGTTTGATGTTCTCCTTGATGTCTTCGGGATTGAAGGGTGGGACATAGCAACTGAACCCGGTCCCAATCCCTTCCGTCCCATTCACCAAAACCATGGGAAGGGTGGGCATGTAAAAGTCTGGTTCGATGGAGCGTCCATCATCGTCGAGGTAGTTTAGGATAGCGTCATCTTTGGGGTCAAACAACTTTCTCGCCTCCTTGGTGAGCTTCGTGAAGATATACCTCGTTTGAGACGCATCCTTACCACCCATGAGACGTGTACCGAACTGACCACATGGCTCAAGAAGATTGATGTTGTTGGATCCTGTGTAATCATTCGCCAATTTTACGATCGTATCCGCTAGGGAAACTTCGCCATGATGGTAAGCACTCTTTTCTGCAACAAATGCAGCCAATTGTGCAACCTTCATTTCATCACGAAGGTTCTTCTGGAAACAGGAGTACATCACCTTCCTCTGTGAAGGCTTGAGTCCATCCGCCATGTGAGCGATAGAACGCTTCAAGTCTGCAAGACTAAAGTTCACCAAGTCCTTGTGTACAAAGTCAGTGATATCCAACTGCTTCACATCACCATAGGCCACCTCGAGTTGGTTAGCATCTTTGGCAGTACTCTCGAGGAGCCAAGACTTCCGCGCATCAGACTTCTTCTTATCGAAAGCAAGAACGATAGAGTCATCCGTCATCGTGTCCATATCAAACTTCACAGTGAGGTCTTGAATCTTCTTGAAATATTCACGAGCTTCAGCTGAGGTAGAAGTACCCAAACCCTTGTAGTACTTGATTTTCCATCCAGCCTTGTCAGTACCATACCATGTTCTGAAAGCCGAGTCGGTGTAGAAAGACTTGGTCTCAGAACCCTTTGTAGCCTTGATGATTGGTGTCACCATCGATACCACAAAATTCAATTTCAAAAGACTGGGCCAGAAGTAGTGGATCATATTGAGGATGAGACCCTTGATGTGAGACCCATCATTATCAGCATCGGTCATGATCATTAAGCGTCCATAACGAAGCTCGGAGACACTCGTGTATTCCTTACCCTGTTGGAGACCCAAAATCTTCTTGAGGTCGTTGAACTCCTGGTTGGAGGTCAACTGCGCCACAGAGACATCCCTCACATTCTTACACTTACCACGAAGTGGGAATACACCATAGTGATCGCGACCAACAACAGAGAGACCCGCGACCGCGAGGGTCTTCGCCGAGTCACCCTCTGTCACAATGAGAGTACACTTACCAGAGTGAACAGTCCCTGCTTTGTTGGCATCATCCAACTTGGGAATACCAGTAATCTTAGACTTACGAGCACCATCAGACTTCTGGAGTTCCTTCATCTCCTTAAACTTCGAGAGTGCCAGGAGTTCATCAGCGATGCCAGTTTTGAGAACATTTTTGATAAAGTTCTTGGGTGGTTCAAATTTACTCCCAAAGTTGGGAGACTTCGAGGTACATTCAGACTTCACCTGACTGGAGAAGGTTGGGTTCTCAAGGGTTGCTTTGACAAATATGTTGAAGGTATTCTTAACCTGTTGAGGTTTCAACTTAATCTTCTTTGCCATCTCATCGATGATACCGTTGGCGATGTGGTTCGCGACATGGTCGACATGAGTTCCACCCTTATTAGTGCAGAGACCGTTCACAAAGGAGACTTGTTCCATCCCGTCGGTAGACGGACCGATACAGACCGACCACCGATCCCCATTGACACAAGTCACCTCTTCGACACCTTCATGCATTTTAGCATAGGCTTCAAAATTTTGTTTGGTGAGAACTTCTCCATTGAACTTCACTTTACAGTTTTGGGTCGTACAAATGTTTGCATCCCAAACCCTCTTTTGGAAGATACTGTAGATGGTATCGTCCATCTTTGACATTCCAAATCTCTTCCACTCAGGGGTGAAAGTGATAGCGACCGATGACGTGGCACCCGAATGTTTTTTGATTTTTGGTGGGTCACAGACAGTCATGTTCTTCGACCACTTTTGAGTATAAGTCTGCTTAGTCTCGTGGTCCTTGATAGCGATCGAAAACTCGGTAGAGTAGATGTTCGCCAACTTGGCACCATAGCCGTTGCGGCCACCGACAATCCTCTTTTGTGTGTCATCATAGTTGGTACTCGTGAGGAGGTGACCAAAGACGAGTTCGGGGTTCCATAGACCTTCCTTCTCATGCATACGAACACTGATACCACCTAGGGGACCATTATTCTCGATGGTCACAGAACCTGATTCCTTATCAATGGCGACGGAGATGGAACTAACCTGTTTGGGGTGGAGAGAGTTGCGGTCGATGGCATTGACGAGGATTTCATCAAAGATTTTCAAGAGGGCTGGAGAGTACTTGAGGTTCTTCTTCGAGAACTTTTCACCATTGAGGATCCAGTAGGGTTCTGTACCCAACTCAACCGGACCGACATAGGAGTCAGGTCTCTTGAGAACGTGTTCGATATGGGTGAGCTTTTGGACACTCTCCATATTTTCTTGGTTTTATTACGGATCTAACTTTTAACTTAGGTTGAAATTAAAAATAAACATCTATACAAAATATATGCTCACCATCACATCCATCAAACCGATCGTAAAACTCGAGAAGCGTATCAACAAGGCTGTCGTTAAATCAGCTGTGAAGGTGATTGACAGGGTGTATAAGGATCGGGACTATGCTCGGTTCTATGTCCTCGAGACGGTCGCCCGTGTCCCATACTTCTCATTTGTGTCTGTTTTACATTTGTACGAAACCCTTGGTGTGTGGCGTAAGGCTGACTTCTTAGAGACACACTTCGCACAGACAATGAATGAGTACCACCACCTTCTTATCATGGAGGACTTGGGTGGTGATGAGCGCTTTGTGGATCGTTTGTTCGCACAGCACACAGCCTTCGCATACTATTGGCTGACATGTCTCCTATACGTGGTGTCACCTAGGATGGCGTACAACCTCTCCGAACAGGTGGAGGAACATGCCTATCACACCTATGACGAATTCCTCAAGCAGAATGGAGCAAGTCTCTCTCTTGAGAAACCACCAGCTGTGGCTTCGAACTACTACGATGATGTCCAGAGTTTATATGACGTATTCGTCAACGTTCGAAACGATGAAGGTGATCACGTGAAGACGATGCAAGCCTGTCAAAACTTTCTTGAAGTAAAGTAAGAGATGTACCTCTACCTGATAGCTGCTATCTTTGTACTGTTCTTGGTGATGCAGAACCGATCGAGAGGTACTAAGAACTCAATCGAAAAAATGGTAAAACAGGCGGCACAGTATGCCATCACAGCACAACAAGACTCGTCACCAGTCATGTCTGTGAGAAATGCAAACTACGCTGTCGGATTTCTTCATGCCCTCAGTAACATCGCCACGGATACACAAATCCATAATGCTACAGGAATCGATGTGAAGAAGTTTAAGGAACACATCATGAACGTTCAAGAGATGGTGACGAAGAAGACTGTTGATAAGTTCCCAGACTTTGAGGGCCAAGTTGACATGTACCTTTCTGAAATTGCATAAAAAACCTAAGTGAAGTTTGGTAATCCAAAAAATCAAGAAACAAAAATGGAAGTCATTCGAGATACCATGTGGGAGCGTTGCCTCAATGACGCGGTCAAGATGTACCGTCTCAGTGAGGCAAATGATGCATGCTACAATCTCGCAGATGCGACATGGAAATGTAAGATGTCCTACAAGAGACATCAGGAGAAGAAGGAATCGAGAAAGTTGATCGTCATTGACAAACCCCCAGATGTAGTGAATGAACAGAGAACATCTAAAAAGATTTGTTGTGCGACGACCATGTCTGGAAAATCCTGTTCATTCAAAGCTGTGTGTGGTGATTACTGTAAGAAACATAGTGTGAAGAATGCGATCATTGGGATGAAGGTGGATGTGAGCAAAATTAAAATCGATGAGTAATAGAAAGATGATGTTAGACCAAGAAAGTCTTAGACCTGTAATAATAGCGATGGCGCTTTACATCACAATCAGCACTCTCCTACCCCGTATAGTTAAGAAGCCTACAGGTGTCCAAGTCATCGATGATCTCGTGATGACAGCGATCGCACAAAAGGATTCACTGATGAGCGGTACCATTCTCATCGGTCTTATCGTTCTCGCTACCAACTATATTCAAGATGAATTCTTCTAGAACATTTTCCCTTCCAACTAGATTTTTTGTGTGCAGGTGATCCATGTGTCGAACACGATTATCGTATGCGTGTCTCATGTACTCCAAGAGTTGGTCAAAGTTTGGTTTTCCCCAAACCATTCCCTTTTTGAAGAGGAAGTCATCCTTCTCCAACTCTTGAAGTCCACAGTCGATAGTATATGGTGTCTTGATGTATTCAGGTGCACCACCATAATCCGTTATGATCACAGGTTTATCCCTCAATGCAGCTTCGACAGCACCCATACCTATACCTTCAGAATGTGAGAAACTTACATAACAATCACAACGATTATGAAGATCATCCATTTGTTCATCTGAGATGAGTTCGTTAATGACCTCTACACGGGGTAATTGGATGTCTATGGGTTGTCGACACGTTGCCTTTACGACGAGACGTGAGTTTGGTTCATTCAATCGAATGAATGCTTGTAGTACATCTCGAAACTTTTTCCGAGGATCCATGATGTTTCCGATGTGATAAAATGTGTATGGTTTCTCCACCGGTTTAGGAACATGTGCATGAATGACATAGAATTCATTTTCAGGAAATTGTCGAGAGAAGACCCTCTTACAAAATTCACTAGGAACAGCCACTTTCTTGAACTCCTTCATGATGAGACCGTAATCTTCGTGAACTGTTTCGGTTTCGCAGATGGTCATGCATGCGAGATTTTTAACCCGTGTTCGCACATACTTGAGATATTCCAAGTGATCATAAATTGGTAGCATATAAATCAGGCCGTGTTCACTTTCAGGAAGTTGAGACCCGTATACATGATAACTCGAATCTGGTTTAAATAATCTGGTATACTTCAATGCTTGATTTCCTATACCCGTGTTGAGATTAGGACCTATGATGATCATTTGATTTAAAGATAATCTTTCTTTTATATATAGTACAATGGATTCTCTACGCAAAGAGATTGAACAGGAGATGAAGCGCGCCCGCCTCGATAAGGGACGTCTTTATGACCTTATTCTTAAGATCGTCGACAACGTCGGTACAGGTGGTGTTGGTCCCCAGGGCCCCACTGGTCCCGCTGGTCCCACTGGTCCCACTGGTCCCGCTGGTCCCGCCTGTGAATGTAAGTGTGTCTCAAAGGAGGTTCCTACCAAGGCTCCCACCAAGGCGTCCACGACGAAGAAGGCCCCAACCAAAAAGAAGGTTACCGTCTAAACGAATATAAAGTTGTATCTCCCATTATAAATACATGCTGGCCGTTAGACCACTGCGTATTTATAACATGAGTGAAAAACATTGGCGACAATATTCTCCTGAAACACCAAGGCGACCGATTATCGTGAAGGCCGCAACTACCGAAGTTGAAAAACTTAAGGCTGAGCTAAAGAAGCATAGGGAGGCTGAACAAAAGATTAAGAGACATGCAAAATGGATGTTGCGCTCAACTCAATCGGCTCACAAAGATGCGAAGGATGTCATAGAGATTCTCAAGGACCTATATGGTGACGACGCATTTGAGTAAAAGATAAAATATAAGTTAAAGTTATATGGGTGGTAAACTACTCAAAGTGGATAAAATTATACCAGAAGGTGGCACTCTCGAAATAGCGGGGGTGGTTAATGGTGTGGGTATTGAATATCAGACACAATGGGACCATTCGTCACTGGAATTTGACAATATTGGTTATACACTTGGTAATGTTGGTATTCGGACAGGAGATCCCGATGCCACCCTCCATGTCGAGGGTAACGTTTATATGTTATCGAACCTCGAAGTCGGTACAGCGAATTTGTACGTGGATACTGAAACAACTAGAGTTGGTGTAGGTACCAAAACACCCCAAGCAACTCTTCACGTTGAAGGAAATGTGTATGCGTCTTCTAATATTGGAATTGGGACGAATACCCCACAGTACTTTCTCGATGTACATGGGACGGCTAATGTAGGGGCTTTGACGACGACGAGTGTTTCGGGGGATGGATACCTCCTATCAAATATTGCAGCTTCCGCGGTTGTCGGTGGCGCTGGGGTATGGACGATAAACACTGATGACACTATATTCTATCAAACCAGTAATGTGGGTATCGGTAAAACAGATCCTACAACGGAACTTGATGTTGATGGAACTGTCACAGCGACTGAATTTGTTGGACCACTCACTGGTCGCGCATCCATAGCAACGAATGCAGATAATGTGAGTAATGTATATGTCACCGTACAATCGGATGTCAACACTGGTACCAGACGAATCATTTTTGGACCTAATGATAGTGCTAGTGGTAATAGATCGTTATTTTCACACCCAGGTCTTACTTATGTAGCGAGTACGGGTATCTTAACCGCACCCGAATTTTCGGGAATAGGTACACGACTTACTGGTTTGGTCCAGGCAAATATGCCCGGACTGGTGGCAGATCGCGTAAAGATTGGGAGTGGGGCGGGTGGGACAGGTCAGGGTTCTCCAACCATTGCCATTGGAAAAGATGCAGGTACGACAAATCAACATAACAATTCCATCATTCTCAACGCATCTGGAGTTGCACTAAACAGTGGAGGTACGTCTCGCTTTTATGTAAAGCCTGTCCGTGGCGGTAACATCCCTGGGAGTGCACTCGCGTATACAAGTGACGGTGAGATCGTGGAGGAGACGAATGTACATTTCGACGATTCTGGTAATATAGGAATTGGGGTAACAGATCCACAACATAAACTCGACGTAAATGGAGATATTAACATCGCAACAGGTTTTACACTAAAAAGAGATGGTTCTGAAGTAGTGTTTAGTAACTGGACGACTGATACAAATGGAATTAATCGCGGTGTGGGAAATGTTGGTATTGGGGGTGTTTCAGATGCAACAAATAAACTTAAAGTGCATGGCAGTATTCTGGCAACTTCGAACCTCGAGGTAACTGGAAATATTCTAGCAACTTCGAACCTTGAGGTTGGTACAGCCAACCTCGTTGTGAATACTTCGACGTCTAGAGTAGGGATTGGGGTAACAGATCCACAACATAAACTCGACGTAAATGGAGATATTAACATTGCGACAGGTTCCACATTAAGAATAGGGGGTACTGAGGCTGTT